GTTTGGGATACGGTGTAATTAAAACACACGTTGGTACCCATGTTGTTGGGGATAGTTGCAGGACCGCAAATAGTCCAGGGATAGGGATTGGTTGCGGCTGCCCCAAGAAAGGCTAGCGTTGTCCCAGAGTTGACATTAACGGCCAAAAAATAAGGAGTATCTGCGGATACATTAAAGGGTGTTGCCAGCGCGTCAAACACGTTTAACACTGCGGCGCCACTCATCGAGGTGGTCGCGCCTATCGGAGCCCCTGTTGGCTCTCCGTTTGCGGCCATGCCATAGACGGCCGCTTGGAATAGCGACCCCGCGAGAGCCGTTTGCACGCGAAAATGTATCTCGTCAACTCGGCCTCCTCTTTTGAGGTCAAACGCAATCAACGCAATCGAGTTCGCCGGGTTTGCTGTGCCGGTGGAAACGGCACCAGAAACTGGTGTGATGAGTTTGCTAGTGGAATAAGCCGTGCTGCCGCCGCCACCGGTACCTGTTGCCGTCAGGATTCCACCGCTAAGGTTCAGTCCAGAGCCGACGGTGATCTCCTCCGGGGCCCCCACGCCTGCCGTGGTGCGCCCCAGCAGGCGAGCAGTGTTCATGGTCACGCCGCTGCTGCCGATCGCGCCGGTTAACGCACGGCCAGCGATATTGCCCACCATTTTCTGGATCGCCTGCAGAACCGAATCGGAGGCGCTCACCGTGCCGGCCCCTGCGGTGAATCCGGTCAACGCAGCGCCGATCGCTCGGGCGGCAGTGAAAAACAGGTTGCCGCCGGATTCCGACAGGTCGCCGGTGCCCAGCGTGACAGCGCCCGTTTGGCCGTTGATCGAGCTGACGCCGGCTGCCCCTGTCGGCATCTGGAACCAATCAGCCAGGGCCGATCCGTCATTGGCGACGATCACCCACTCGCTGGCCTGACCATCAGTCCTGATGCACCAGTCGCCCCCTTGCCCCCTAAGGGCGAGCATTGCGGACTGGCTGGCAACCGAGCCCAGGTACTGGACCAGGGCAATGGCAGGGATCTGAGAGGTGGGCACCAGGCCGCCCACCAAGTCCGCCTTGAGGGCCAGTGCCGAAGGGGTGGCAAAATCACCAACAGCCGCCTGCGCCGCCGTACCCAGCCCCAGGCTGGCCCGGGCCGTCGCTGCGTTCAGGCCCGCAGAGCTGCCGTCCCAGCGCAACCGCTCAGCGAAGGCGACGTTCCAGTTGGCTTGGCTGGAATTGAGGGGCAGGCTGTAGCCAGCGGCATAGTTCAGGGCGAGGTTGCCGCTCCCCGTCACTGGCGAGCCGGTCACGTCGAATCCCGTCGGGGCGACCAAGCCCACGCTGGTCACCGTGCCCGAGCTGCCCTCACCACCGCCGCCGCCGCCGCCGGTGGCCGTCAGCATTCCGCCAACAATCGCCAGCCCGCTGCCCAAGGGGAGTGAGCCAACCAAGCCTCCCGTGCCAAACAGCGCCAAGCTGCCTGCATTGGAAGCCTGCCCCGATAGCGTCAGCCCGACAAAGGTTGGCGACGCGGTAGTCCCTAGGTCCTGGGGCAGGGTGACGCCAGGGCCTGGGGGCGAAGCGCCTCCACCGCCCCTGACAGCACCGCCAAATGCCATCCCGCCGCCGCCGCCGCCAGTGCGCCGACCCAGGCCCATGGATGGCCGGAACGTGGCCCACGACTCCTCGCCGGTGATCGCATTGGGCTGGCTCTGCTCGGTGTCCACCCGCAGCAGATCGGCCCAGGCCTGGTTCTCGTCCTCCTGCGTCAGCTGGTATGTCGCCGTGTTGCCGATCGCCCGGTTGCTGAACACCCGGGCCGCACGGATGGTCGCCCAGCGGTTGAACACCTCGGGGCAGTCGTCCCAGGGCAGCAGTGAAACGATGTCGGCCTGGATCGAGGCAATGCCCGCAGGGATCGCGTAGCTGCGTCCCTCACTGTCGTAGACCCTGCCCCCCCTGGCCTGGAAGCGACCGTTCCAGTCCAGCCGACTGGGGGCCCACTTCACCACGCTGGCCGGGATAAGCACTTCCCCTGACGTGGCGTCCCGGTGGAAGGCCACGCCCCACTCACGGTTCCAGCTCCAGCCGCGGGTCTGCCCTTCCTTGTGGTACTCCAGCAGCGTTCGCTCAGCCTGCGCCGCCTCGCCAACCCGCTGGGTTTCCAGCGTGTTGACCGGCGCCTCGCCAATCACGGCCAAGCAGATGTTCACCGCCTCCAGCAGGCTGGTCCGACCAGGGGTAACCGCTTGGTTGGCCAGGCCCATGGAAGGTTCCAGGCGTGCAGAACAATCCTACCGACGCACGCACAAAAAGACCCCTGAGGCAGGCTCCCAGGGGTCGGGTTTGCTTCATCCCACGCACAGGTTACGGGGTAATGATCGCTCCTGCGCACTCGGGGCTGAGCTTGCCCATGCCGATGGCCATGGAAGCCACCAGCAGCTGGCTCTGGTACACCACGTTGTAGTCGCCTCCGGAAGCGGTCATCTGCAGCTTGGGCTGCCGCAGATTCAAGATCCCCATGGCGTCGCGGTGATAGATCAACGCCTGGCACTTGCTCAGGTTTTGGGCGTACTCAGAGTTGGCGTTATCGCCAGTCTGGAGAGTGTACGCCGGTTGAGTGATGAAGTTGGACCAGTACACGGGCACCCCATAGATCATGCCTGCAAACACTTCGCGGACAGTGCCGTTGGCGCCAGTGCCGCCGTTGAAGTCCGTGTTGATAATGCGCTTGCTGTCCTGCAGCCATCCGCACACGTCGGGGTTGACCACGCACACCATCCCGCTAGTAGGGATGTGCTTCTTCTGCTTGAGAATCACCATCGCTTTGATGGCGGCGTAGAGCTCGTCCCCCTTGGCTTCGTTGGTCGCGGCGGCAAAGCCGGCTGACAGGGTGATCCTGTCGCCCGTGCGGCCAGTGTTGTGGGCCAGAGCCAGCGGCTCAGTGGTGCTGCTGGCTGCAGCGAACAGAATGCGAGCAACGCGGGCTTCCCGCTCGTCGGCCAAGGCCTCGCCCAGCTGGTGCATGATCTCCGCCCGTTGGGACGGAGACTCCTTGAGTTCGTCAAGGTCGTAGATCGATTCATCGGCGACCATCAGGCCGTCGAGATAGAGGATCCGGCTGTTGTTGTCGGAGGGGTTGTTGGTGGTGCCGTCAATCGGAGTCCCAGGCACGTGGTAACCGGCCTTGCGGCGGCCGGTCAGCAGGAAGCGCATGGACCGCCCGTCCTTAATGGCCTGGGACTTGACGGTTGAGCTGAGAATCTTTTTCTTGTCGTAGGCGGTCAGCAGTTCGTCACTGCCAAGGTCAAGGAACAGGGCATCGACAGAGCCGGCGCCCCTGATCTGTCCCAATCTGGACAGGCCAAGTAGGTCAGCGGACATGGCTGGTAAAGCGGTGGAGAGTTCTTTGCTTGGAACCCAACGCCTCCCGCCTACCGAGGGTTATCCCCCGCAGGGGGCCCTGACGACTACAAGGGTGGAACGATCCACTTAAAAGTTACCACTACCCCCACTTCCCTGCGTGCTTGGAGCGTTGATGCTTGGCGTCTACCTTGCGCTGGTATGACACATCCTTGGCGTACAGCTCATTGCCGTTGCCGTCCGTGGCGTACCGCTCCTTCTGCCAGTCGCTGCGGGATTCGTACACGTCGGCCGGCTCGCTCGTCTGAGCACCACCGCCCAGGAAGTCGGGCTCGGCCTTGATACCGGTCGTCGCTCGTGCCTGCATTGCTCGCAGCGCCCACTGAGCGGCCAAGACATTGCCGGAATCCACGGCGGTCTGGTAGTCGGCCTTCTCGGCTGCGCTCAGGTTCGTGGCAGCCCAGCGGGACAGCTGATCAAACGCCGCGTCGCCGCCGACCGACTGCCGGAGGGCGGCCACGGCCTCGGGATTCTCGTTCAGGGACTTGGCCTCGGCAGCAGCAGCTGGGGCCTGGGGCTTCACACCGGCCAGGTACGTCTCCACTAGGGCCCTGGGCAGCCCGCCCTTCTCGACCAGGGCATCGACGTAGGTGGCCACGTCCTCGCCGGCCTCCAGCTTCGCGGCCATCTCGAAGGGGTTGATCTCGGCCGCCTGAATGGCGGTCGCCACGGTTTCGCCGTAGACCTCGACGCCCCGCTCCGGGGTATAGGCCTCGGGCGGAGCGGCCGGCGCCTCCGGTGGTGCAACCTGCTCGGCCTTCTGGCCCAGCTTGCGCTCCAGCTCCTGGTACGCCTTGGCCATCTCCTCGGGTGACAAAAACTTGCCCAGCAGCTTCTCGCCTTTGGCTGCCTCCTCCTCCGGTGCCGGCGCCGGGGGGCCATCCGTGACGCCCAAATCGTTCAGGAACTGATCGAGAATCGCGGCCTGCTTTGGGCTGGCCGGATCCACCATCTGCTTCAGCTCGGCGGGCGCCTCGATCTGATCGAGGGCCTTGGCTTCTGTTGCTGGGGTTTCGGTGGTCATTGGGGTTGGGGTTCGGTGTCGGGTTGTGGGCTGGACATCTGCTGCACCGCCATGGCGGC